TGGCCGTCTGTAAAGCTGCTAAGGCTGTACGCGCTGTGCCCGGGTCTGCCTGTAACGTGGTTAGCCCGGCATCTACGTCACGCATCGATGCTGGCCAAGCAATCGTATTAAGTATCTGATTGATGCGTGTGCCGCTTAGGTCGCCAGCAGTAGCACCTGTAACGGTACTGATCTGAGCATTTTGCGCTAAGCGCGTGGCATCTACAGCACTGATAGTTGTATAAACAACATCGTTAGCGTTGCGTGGGGTAGTGGTGGTATAGCTAGTAATAAAGCCGCTGAACATTGGATAAGTAATACCACCATAAGTAGCCGATATGGACACCTTACGCATTGGCGTTAAAAATCCAAAGTACGGGCTACTAGGGTTTTGTGGGTTGAAATCGCCGTTCTGATCTACGATGCGTAGGGTTAGTGTGCCTGTCTGAAATTCATCGGCCGTAGCTGATCTGCCACGCTTTGTACTTACGCTATCGACCACGTTGCTTACATCAACAATTAAAGATGCTGAGTCTGCTAATACGTTAGTGCCGAATATGCCTTCGCCAATAATAAAGGCTTGGGCAGTCGATGGGCCTGTACCAAAGTTGATAACCGCGTTAATTACTGGGATTGTCATTAGCCACCATCCGCCAAGAACCCAGCAGGGTAACGAGATAAACCTTGCCTATTAGCATCTAGTAATGCATCGTTTACAATTTCTACAAAATCATTACCATCTAATACTGAGCCTTCAACTATTACTGTTACTGAGCTGTTTGATGATCCTGTTGATCCTGCAGGTGGCATGTAATCAAAGATGCCCCCATAGCCCGGTGGGATAGGTTGGCCGCCGCCACCAACTCCAGGTGGAAAAACTCTAGGTATAACTTCAGCTGTACCCTTTGCTACACCTGGACCACTTGGTAAGCCAGCAATTATTCCTGCTGCTGTACCTAGTAAAGCTAAGTAATCTTGTAAAGCCTTCGTTTTAGCATCGTCTGCTATTTTTTGAGCAGCTGCGATACGGGCAATAATCTCTGTTTGTGAAGTGTAGTTAAGAATATCTAGCGTGGCTTGAGCTGTTGCCACATCATGCAGGGCTGCTAATTTTGCTATTTTTAATAAATCTGTTTGTGTTTTTTCAGTATAAAAATTAGCCTCGGCTAAGCCACCTGATGCAATTATAGCTGCGTTGTATTTTCTGTAGGCTTCCGCACGCGCTTCATCTGCCTGTTCTTGTGTCATCTTTGTAGATGATATGCGTGCTAATTCTTTAAGTAATATTTGGTTAATTGAGTCTAGTTCGGTTTGGCTAATCTCGGTTATACCGGCTAACTTATTAGTTTGCTGTTCTTTGGTTAGCAGTTTTAACTCAGCTATGTGTTTAAGGGCAGCCTCGCCGTTATCGTTTTCGATCGCCTGCATGGCCAGTAGGCGCAGGCGTTCATCTTTATCGTAGGTGGCTTTTAGCGCAGCTGCTATTTGTATCTTGGTTAGATCAAAATTGGCCGCAGCCTTAGATAAGGCAGCTTTAGCCTTTTCTGCTAATAATCTTTTCTTTTCTAGTTCTGCTTGCTTTTTGGTATTTGCTAACTGCTTAGCTTGTAATGCCGCTAAAGCCTGTGCGCGCTTGCGCGCATCGGCTTCTAATTTTGCTAAACGCTTTTTCCGTTCTTCTTCAGATAATTGTGAAGCTGTTGGTGGTGGTGGTGTTGGTGGTGGTGTTGATGTAACTTTTTTGCCAACTTGCGCGCTAACAAAACCTTCAAAAATGTTTTTAGGTAAATTCTTTAGATTTTTAATTAAGGTAGGAATAACTCCTATCGCGCGGCCTGATGCGCGTGTAACATTAGCAATAGCGGTAGCAATAGTTTCAATAACATAAGCCGCATCGCTTGCTTCAGTACCGCCACCAACGGCAGCAAAGGCATCTATTAATCCGCCGCCAATAATCTCGGATGCGTTGCTTGTTGCGATACCTAATACATCCATGCTATAGGCCGTTGTGCCTAAATAATCACTAGCCGCCCCAGCAGATTGTTTTAACAAAACGCCTAAAATTTCATTAAATGACTTGGTGCTTAATTCTGACTTGGTTAGCCCGGTGTTGTATTTCGCCAAGCCTTTAGTAATGCCTACATAACCCTTGGCTAAATCCTCTGAAACGGTAGCAAGATCGATACCCGATGCGCGGCTAATCGTGATGGCATCGTTTAACAACTTCTGCGATTGGGTTAATGATCCCGTAGTGGTCAATAGACCCTGAAATGCTGGCCTTAAAATATCATCGGCAATTGCGGCAGATCGTTCAAGGTCGGATATAAATTTGGCTATATCCGCGTTAGCAAAACCAATACCTAAATTATCTACAGCACTAGATAAACGTAGGGCAGCGGCTTCATCCTCAGCAAAGGCTTTCGCAGCTGCTTTACCAAAATCCACTACTGCCTTAGCACCAAAGGCTAAGCCGAAAGTACCTGCCAAGTTTTTAATAGTTTTGCCAAGTTTTGCCGATGCTGTTTCGGCTTGCTTAAAGCCTTTGGCATCAAAACTTGAACCTAATTTAATATCTGGATATGCCATTAGGCTGCCTTACTAAATGATTGTTTTTGGCTCCGCTTATAAAATTCTCTAGTAGCTGTATCTATTGCTTTGTTAGCTGCGCCTTCTGCTACGCCACGGCTTTCAGCCCATGCCCGAAATATAAAACGGCCTTGGCCTTTAAGGCTCGATGTAACTGGCCCTAAATTGTCAATGAACTTAGCACCCGCATTACGGTTTACTGATCGGCTAACGTCCTTAGATAAACCTGATGCGCTAGGCCCTACCCATGGCTGTGGCCGTCTAGCAGTTTCATAGATCGCACCAGCTGGTGACTTGTTTACAATTCTTGCCAGCGATGTAAAGCCGTTCCGGTCACGCTTGCTTACTTTGTTTTCTAACACGATATTGCGGGTAATTGTGCCGTAGTTAAATATTGGAAAACGTGCCTCAGAAAAGGATCGTGCCTGCCATCCACTCATAGGGGATTGGCTAGGTACGAATCCACGAGCCTTTTTTACTACAGGCTTTAAAGCTGCGTTTAATTCTGTGCGTAGCGCAGTTTCTAGATCAGGGGCAAAAGTGCGTAAGGCTTTGCGTAGATCAGCGTTTCCGCGTATTTCTATTTTGAGCATCTTGCATCTCCTTTGCTCTATCTTTCATCGCCTGCAGTAGTGCTTCAAACATCCTGCTATCTAGACCAATTAAATCTTTAGGCGGTATTCCCGTTTCCAAACTGATCCGTGCGATCAAGTAAGTAAACGAGTCACGCCTTATGCTTCCGGGTCATCCTCTAACACATCCACCTTTTTTAGTGTCTTTAAGAATTCTGCGCCGAACATTGGCACGGTTTCGCCTGCAGCTCTTAAACACTCCCACGCTAACCAGTACACATCGGTTTGCTTCTCATCCTCGCGGAAAGCGCGGTGAAAACCTTTCTTTGCGTACAGCTCAAACGCGTACTCGATAGATGGCGTGATCTGGTGTTCAGATACGTTGCCATCTATTTTTGTTATTTTTAACTTTGCCATGCTTTAGCCCCTATTCTGTTTATTATGGTGCGGTTGTAATTACGATTGGTGAATTACAAGTAAATGTAATTGATTGTGTAGCGATGTCTGCTACTGCGCCGTTAATATCGGTAGTGTTATTTACCAAGATTGTGGTGCTGTATAGCGGATTGGTAGCTGATACCACTGCGCTTGTCTGCTTTAGCGTAATAGGCACTGTTGTACCCCATGCTGCTTGTAGCGTTGCGTTTACATTTGCTGCAGCTGTATCGCTTAGGAAATCTAAAGTAATTGTGCTGGCCTCTAGACCCTTTACAAATTTATGAGCTGTATCGCCCATAGCAGTTACTTCAAGTTCATCAAATACGCGGTTGATCGTTGCGCTTGTAACGTGATCTGATAGAACTACTGAGTTCAGCGTTACTACAACGGTATTGCTTAAATATACGGCCATTTAGTTATTCCTCTGTTTTCTCGGTTGCAGGTGCTTTGGTTTTTGTTTCTTTTACTGGTGCTTCTGTGATCTGCCCGATCTTAATTAAGAAGGCAATATCCTCATCTGTGTATGACATGGTTTAACTCCAGCTCGTTAGTATGGATATATTGAATTCGGCTGTTAATAAATCGCCGCTATCAGCATTTAATACACCGGGCGCGCTAACGCTGGTTATATTAAATACAAGATTAGATGCAGCTAGTTTTGTATAAGCCGCAACGATAAAATCCTCAATGCCCTGCAGGTTGCCCTGGTTATCAAACATTGGCACGCAGAGCAGAATCTTAAAATTAGCCATAGGCGAGATAGTTATATAACTATTATTGCTAGGCGTTAGGTATGGATCGGCTGGGATCACTACGCAGCTGTTAGCCAGGATGGTTGCTGGTGGGTAAGCGAATACCGACCATACGCCGTTATTGGTTAAAGCCGTTGCGATGGTGCTACGCAACGTGGTAATCGCAGCGGTAGGCATTTACCCCACCATGCTATTCGGGTTCATGTAAGGGGCTAGTAGGCCTCTTATCTTGCCTATCATGCTGTTACCCATGCGGTAAGGGCTAGGGCTAAAGCCATCTAGTCCAACGCCCCCGGTTTGACTGACCTGCCTGGCCTGCCAAATATCAACGGCCAAAATCATCGCAGCTTGTCTAACGCTTGCGGTATTAACGTAGGTGGCTGTCTTTGTATCCTCGCCTGTTGCAGTGCCATAAGGCAGTACACGGCGGAAATTCTGATTAGCTGCAGTCTTAGCGTATTGAATAAAGCTATAACCCTGTGGGTATTGAAAATAGTTTAGCTGCAGATTAAACGCAGGCAAGATATTAGCTGTACCTGTTGAAAATGGGATAGTGCCTGTAATTGTGTAAGTGCCGTTAAAGGTTGATCCAGCCCCGGCAATAGTTACCGATTCCGTGGCAGTAAATATGCCGGGGTTAGCGATCATTACGGTGGCAACGTTGCTTACCAATGCAGTCCCCACGACTGGCGCAGAATCAAACCAAAGGAAACTGTTAATTTGATCCTGGGCAGATT